GAACAGCAGATTTTGGAACGTATTCATCTCCATTGAAGTTAAGGACAGGACCAGTGTATTCAACGATTGTATTACCAGAAGAACCTGCAACTGTACCAGACGCACCAGAACCACCTGGAATAACAGCACCACCTCTGGCACCTGCGGAATATCTAGCCATCGCTCCATCCATCTTGGAGGACGGGATAACGTATTCTGGTTCACCACCTTCACCAATCATTCCAAGAGTAGGAGAACTAACGACTCCTCCATATTGAAAAGCTTTGAAACTACCTGCTCTATAAAATGCTCCTTGTTTTGCTACAGCTAAACCAAAATTTTGCGAACCTAAACCAAGATCGGCAGAACCAAATGGTATGGCACTAGGTCTTGGAGAAGAAATATTTCCAGTAAAAGCATTACTAAATATACCTAAGATTCCTCTTTGAACGCTGTTGGCAATCATTCGAGCCGCCATATCTATAAAATGATCTCCAATTCTTTGGAACATATCAGCAAATGCCTGTTGAACACTTCTAGTTCCTCTTATAATATCTTTGAAAGATTGAGAGAAAGAAGTAGCAATAGCTTCTGAAGCAGCAAGTACTTGGAATATAGGATTTTGTAATTTAACCATTTCATCATTTAAATTCTTTACGGCATCAGAAATAGCATTTAAATTTAATGTACCTGATATACCAAATTGACCTTGCGATTCTCTAAGTAAATCAAGTAATTCTCTTGCTTCTATTATTCCTTCTTTATAATTTTCTAATAATGAAGTTTGATTCTTTAAAAATTCCTCTTCTAATTCTTGACCTCTTAAATCTCCATAATCAGTTATTTTCATTCCACCTGCTGCTCTTAAAAGCAACATAGCAGGTGTATTTGCTCTAAATTTATCAAAAGCACTTACTTCCTTTGCTCTGGCTACACGGGCTTCATGTTCTGCTTTTGCTTTAGCTTTCACTAATGCCAGTTCTACAACAGCAGCATCATTAACTTGATTTTGTAATAAAAGTTGTTTTGCTGCCTCATTTCCAATTTGCTTTCGAGAATCAAATATTTCTTGTGCCAATTTTGCTGATCTATTTAAACCTGCAAATCTATCTACTCCTCCACTATCTGTACCAAATATCATAGCCATTGATCTAGCTATTTCTCCAGAACCAAACTCTCTAAAAGCATTTAATACACCAAAAGCCTCTTCTTTCGTAATGTTTAAAGATTTAGCAAGATTATCAATATCTTTAGCAACTAAAGCTGTCGAACTTCCTGTAGCACCCATCCTCGTATTAAGTTCTGCTAAAGATTTATTAAATTCTTCATTCTTTTGAATGGCAGAACCTAAAGCTGTACCAATAATTGACAATGCAAATCCAAATTGACCACCTATCAGACCACCTGCAAGTCCTCCAACTCCACCACCAATGGCTCCAGCACCTGTCTGTCCAAATAAAAGCGGAAAACCACCACCGATAAAAGCACTACTTAAAGCATTACTTCTTGTTCTTGCAAATTCTTGTTGCCTTTTCCTTCCTCTTCTAATTCTAGATCTTCTATTTATATTCCTTATTTCTGCCTCTACCACAGTTCCTGATCTAGTAGGATCAGCAGTTCTTCTTAAATTTTCTTGTGCTTCTGCTAATTCTTTTGCTCTTTTTGTTGCTTGAGTAAAAACTTCTGCTAAATTTTGTACTTCAATTCTTTGTTTGTTAAATATACCTTTACCTTTTATTGCTGTCATATTAATTAAATTATTAAAATCTCCTAATTGACTATTTATTGAGTTAACAGATTTACCAAATTTTTTTGATCCATCTAAAAATCCTTTTACTGTTAAAGTTGCTTGTCGAGTTGCTACACCTATAGCATCACGCATTGGGCCTGTACCACCAATTCTTCCACCTCTTCCAGAATCATATAAATCTAATTTTTTCTTTTTTAATCTATCTGTTATTGCATTTATATTTTTTAATGTTGACTCAACTTTATCTAAAGCTCTTAAATTATCTATTTGTAATTGTATTGCTGCTGCATATTTAGCGTTTGCCACTTGAAAAAAGATATTTTTTTTATTCTACCTTCGTCTACGAGCTTTTTCCATTTCTTTTTCTTGATCTTCATTCAATACTTGAAAATATGCACTCCAACCCAGTACTTCTTCAAGAGTCATTTTTCTAACCTCAGATAAGCTCATGCCTAGTTCTTTTGCTATACCAAATTGCAACATCATAAAATTATCTTTTCGCAATTCAGCACTTAGCCTTTTGGGTCAATAGGCTCTTCTTCTTCCTGGATGACACATAGCATTAATTTTTGTAAGTCAGAATCTCTTATTTCATTCTTCAAAATATCAATCTCACCTAACTGAAATAATTTTTCACCATTTTCGTCTTGTGCTTTTGTTAATAACAAACGTAAAGCAAGCTCATTTGTGTCATCTTTTGATATTTTTAAAGCTCTTTCCTTTTCAGCTAATGTCAAAGGTGTAACCCACATCTCAAAGACCGTTCCATCAGATAATGTAACTTCTTTTTTTGTTGCCTCTAAGTTTGCAGCTTTACGCAAACGATCAATCGCTCGCATGGTCTTATTTGATGCCATAAAAATAATATTATTACCCTCTCATTCTAATGCAGATATTCTAATATCTCAACAATTATGATTTAGATAAATCAAATGTAGGCTGTGCAGAAGGTCTGAACTCTACATTTACTGATTGTGGATCATCAGGGTTAACACTGAATCCAGCAGATGTTAATGTCGCATCAAAACTTATAAAACGACTTAATGTATCACTAACAGTACCGCCAGAAAACACCTGATCTATATAAAGCTTAAATGAAGCACCTACCTGCTGTCTTTGTAAAACGTCCTTAATCATTCTATTGGCAAGAGTTGTATCTTCATCTGTCATATAAACAGTTGCAGAACCAGAACCATCACCAAAACCTGATATAAACTTTTTAAATGGAACAAACTGTCCTGGTGTTCCTCCAATAGTTGTTACATCAATTTCATCTCTAGTGATCTCAAAAGTCCATTCTCTAACCTGAGAAACACTCTCATGAGCACCATAAGCTATCTGAAATACGTTTGGAGAAGCAGCAGTTCCTGTATCTGTAATATCAACAGCAGAACCACCATTAGTAGCAGAAACTGTTAATGCTCCTGTAGCAGCAGTATAAGTTTTAATAAAAAAGGTATCTGAAGTAGTCAGACCAGCAGGTAAGGTACCTGTACCAGCAGCACCTGTCTGTGAATTAACAACAGAAAATTTAACAGGATCTCCTGCTTCAAAATTTAAAAAAGGATCGACTGTAATTGTTTCCGTACCGATAGTAACGTCACT